TGGAGACGGTCACAGAGCGTTGAGGTGTCCGACGTTGAGGCGCTGCCGGAGGAATTTGTTGTTACGGAAACAACATCGAGACCCGACAAGGCCAAACTGAAAGAGGCCCTTAAACTGGGCGAGATCATAGAAGGCGCAAGGCTTGTTGAAAACAACAACATACAGATCAAATAAGGAGAGGAACGATGAAAAATCTTGACATATACGAGGCAGTACGCTCAGTGCCGAAAGAGGCGCAAAAGACCATAGGCGCGGGACGGTTGAAAAACTTCACGGATATAAATCCCATGTGGAGGATAAAAAAGCTGACAGAGCTTTTCGGGCCCTGCGGGCTGGGCTGGTGGTACACGATCGACAGACAATGGATAGAGTATGCGCCCAACGGCGAATACAAGGCATTCTGCAATATTTCTTTATACTACGCAGATCTGGACAGCGGAAGCGTGTCACAGGCGGTACAGGGCACAGGCGGAAGCGCGTTTATCGCCAATGAAAAAAGCGGGCCCTATGTATCGGACGAGTGTTATAAAATGGCGCTTACCGACGCTTTGAGCGTGGCTGCAAAGGCGTTAGGCATAGGAGCCGATATATACTGGGCGGCGGATTCCACGAAGTACACGGCCAAAAAAACGGAATCGGCGGCAAAGGCTGTCAAACCTGTCAAAAAAGAGCCGGAAAAGGCCGATTTAAGCCCTAAATTCCCAAAGGGCGGATTTATGACCGCCGACAAGCTGAAAGAGCTTACAGAGCTTGCAGGAGCCTTAAACTACGGACCGAAAAAGCTGATCCTTGCGACGCAGAAGAAATACGGCAAACTTCCTACGGAGCTGACGGAGGAGGAATATAACGAGATAGTTGCGACAATGGCAGAAAAAATATCGGAGGGCAAGGCCGATGAACCGGAAAAAGCAGACAAATGAGCTGAGATCTTATAATATTACCGTTTGGGGACGTTATCCGTCCCTGAACGAGTACATAAAAGCCCTGAAAAACAGCAAGCATGTCGGCGATGCTATGAAAAGCAGATCGCAGGAAAATATTATTGCCGATATTTACGAGCAAAAGGGCAGGCTCAGGATAGATAATCCCATTGTGATACACTACACATTTATTGAGCCCAACAAAAAGCGAGATATGGACAATATTTCGGGGTATTTCCACAAAGTGTTTCAGGATGCCCTTGTTCAGGCGGGAGTTATTGTCAATGACGGCTGGAGCTATATTCGGGGATATTCTGATGATTTCGACGTGGACAGCAACAATCCGCGGATAGAGATCGTGTTAGAGGAGGTGGAACGGTGAGGGACAGGGATTCGTTTATTTTTTACCGGAGCTTTTTCGAGGCGGCGGAGGAGCTGGGCGATCCGGATTTCGGACAGCTTATGAGGGCGGTGTGCAGCTATGCCCTATACGGCAGGGCGATAGATCTGTCCGGTTTTCAAAGTTCGCTGTTCAAGCTCATAAAGCCGCAGTTAGACGCTAACCAGAGGCGCTACGAAAACAGTCTGAAAGGCGGAGCTCCCAAAGGAAACAAGAACGCGGCAAAGAAGAAGAAAACAACCGAAAAACAACCAACGGTTGATTTTGAAAACAACCAAAAAACAACCAAAAAACAACCTAATGAAAATGATAATGTAAATGAAAATGAAAATGATAATGTAAATGATAATGATAATGATATAGCTGTTCCGGCTGACGCCGCAAAAAAGACAGTCAAAGTTGAATGCAAAAACGGGAATGTAATTGACGTAGATCTGAACGGTGACAGGATATCGCGAATGGTAACGGAGGCTATGACGGGAAAGCCCTGGGAACAGATTTTGAAGGAGGCGGAATAAGTGAATAAAGTTTTTTTAATGGGACGTTTGACGAATGAACCGGAGGTAAGAATAACTGACAGCGGCGCAAGGGTATGCAGATACAGGATAGCGGTGCCCCGTGAGTTCAGGCCGAAAGAGGCAGACTTTTTTTCGTGTGTTGCCTTTAACCAGGCGGCAGATTTTGTGGCGGAATATTTCAGTAAGGGCAAAGGGATCATTGTACTGGGACGGCTTACAAATAACAATTATGAGACCAAATCGGGAGAAAAACGGTATACGACGGAGATAACCGTTGAGAGGCAGTATTTTCCCCTGGGCGAAAGGGCAAAGGCCGCCGACAGCTCGGAGGGACCGGAGCTTTTTGTCACGGCCGATGACGATGACGACGATATGCCCTTTTAAGGCGGTGGTATTATGATTAACTGGAACGGAAAGGACATGGAGCGGAGGGCGGACAAGTATCTGTCGCAGGTGGAGCTTTTCAGGGTCAAAGTCAAGATAAAAGAGGACGAGATAAGGGAGCTTAAGGAAACGCTCGGAATACATTGTCAGGCTCAGCTTGAGAGGGTGCAGACGGGCGTTAATATAGACGCAATAAGCAACGAGGTGATAAAATATCTCAATACGGAGGACGAGCTCACAAGGTGCAAAACGGAGCTTGTAGAGGCGCGGGACCGGATCATTAACGAGATATTCAGGCTTTCCGACAAATATCATGTGCAGATTTTGACTTTATTCTACGTCAAGGACTGGCCTATGACGAAAATAGCCGCCGATCTGCATTATTCGGAGGCCCATACATACCGGCTTTATCATGCGGCGCTGCAAGCCTTTGATGAGGTGGTGTTAAAGCCGTTGTATCGGGAGAAAAATAAAAAAAAGGCCGTGAGATAAACTCACGGTCTCTTTTTTTCAAGTTTGTGGCGGACCGGTGTGTAGTCCGCTGATTTATGCTGCTCATGTTCATTGATTGCGTTGACTATATACTCGTTTATGGATCTTCCCTCTGATTCGGCGGCCGCCTTTATGATGGAGCGGTCGCCTTTCAGGATCCTTAATGAGATGTAGTCGTAAAGGGTCTTATTACGTTCTCTGACGTATTCTGCAAAGTCTGCCATTTAAAACTTCCTTTCTACTAAAATTTCGGCAATATGCGCCGTAATATACTATCTATGCTTATGCTTTGCAAGGTGATTGTTATCGCTAATAAGGCTATGATCTTAATCATGCTTTCGCTTCCTTTCTTGTTCGTTGTTTTGGGATAATTGCAAGGGGATCGGGCCCCTTGCTTATGCGATTGCTGCTAACTGTTTAATGTTGCCGTCAAGCATTTTCATTTTAGCCTTGTTATAGCTCTGGCTGTTGTAGATTTTTGTTGCGTTCAGGTAGCGGTTGACTTTTGTTATGATCTTTTCGCTGTTGGGCGCGGTAAGCATATCGGAGAGGATCATCTTAAAAGCTTTCTGGCCAAGAGGGAAAAGCTCTGACATATTGACTTGCCACCGGCCTTTTAATCCGCCGTGACAATAGGAAAAGTCCAAGTAAACTTTATCGCCGGTGCAGTCCGCTATACTGAGGGTCTTTTCTTCCGGCTGTTCAGCTTTTGCAAGCTTAACCGGTGTGTTCTGGATCTTTTCGTCAATAGCCGCGATCTTTTCGGCGTTTGTCTTTTCGGGTCCGTCGCCCTCTGGTGAGGGTTCGGGATCCTTTTCAAAGATTTCGTCCAGGCCGTCAATGAATTTGGCCGCTGTTGTGCGGATAGTTTCGAGGCAAGCTGTGAGTTCGGGCGTTTCCTTATCGGTGGCCCAAGAGGCAAGATATCCAAAGGAATAATCCGATGTATCAATGCCATAGTGTTTTGATACTACGTATGCTACGGCCTCGGCCTCTGTTTCCTGCTGTTCGCGGGTCTTTTCGCCGGCCTTGTCCAGGGTGTGCAGCGTTGCGTGGGCGCATTCGTGGATCAAGGTCTTTATTGTCTGTAAGTCGCTTAATCCGGTTTTTATTGCTATCCGGTTTTCTGTGAGGCTGTAATAGCCTTTCGCGCCGCCTTGTATATCTTCGTAGTCAACGGGGATATTTATAAAAGTTTTCAGCGCGTGGATCCATTTGTCGACGTTCTCGACGTCGCCGGTCAATTCGTGGCATATTTCCGGCAAGGGTTCGCCGTCGGTCTGGCTTACGTCGAATGTAGGAACAAGTTTAAAGCCTGCTAAAAAGGGCGTTTCATCTTCGGGGATCTTGTTTCCGTTTTCGTCGGTGATGAACTCGCCGTTTTCATCTGTTTTATAGTGCTTTTTCACTATCGGCGCTAATATCTTGAGGCCATGCTCGCCTTTTTTTACAAAACGGCTGCATTCTTTCCATTTTGTGTAGGATTGAACAAGGCTGGCGTCCGGCATTTGCATTCTGATTAAAAGCTGATTGTTTGCGCTGTAACGGTAAAGTCTTGAGCAAAAATCGAGATATTTCATAAATTCGTCGCTTGTAAATACGGCTTTAACGCCGTTTTCAAGCATTTCTGTGATGTGGTCCATTTCGGCCTTGCGTTCTTGTGCTGATTTTTTGCTAAAATTTTTTGTGCTGCTTGTCTTTTTCATGTGATCATTTCCTTTCTGTGCTGATTTGTTGTTGTTGTTCTGGGTTTTTTGTGCTGATTTGTTGTTGTTTTGGGTTTGTGTGCTGATATATTAACGCTTTTTTGTGCTGATTTTGTTCTTGTGCTGGTGGGATCTATCCGCGCCCCATGAATACATTTGAGGTATCTCAACGGTTTTCAGAGTTTTGCGGTCCTGGCGCGCCGGTGGTCGCTGAATGCGTCGGCGTTGGTCGCTCGCGCGCTGCTCGTGAGTGCGGATCTCTTATTCAGTTTTCAAAGTGCTTTCTTTTTTCTTTCTGATTATATGATACTATATATATGTTCATATTTCAATAGTAATAAGTACCAAAATAAAAAAATATTTTTGTGCAAAATGTCAAATCGGAAAAGGATCCAGGGAATTTCCGGAATGTTCCGGCGGGATTTTGTGAGATATTACGGGGAAAAGGATCGGATCCGGTAAGGCTGAATATTTGCGGAATATTTTGTAATAACAGAAATATTTATTGATATAATTCGATTTGACAGAAATATTTTCGGTGAATTATGGGATTGCAATAATAATTTTGGTTAATTACAATTCATAACAAAAAGAGCAATATTGCACAGGGCTGCGCGGAAAATTCTTTTTTTGAAAATCTGAAAAAAGAAAAAAGTTTTTTCAAAAAAGTGTTGACATGATTTTCGGCGGATCTGATTTTTTCCGGATCTGAAAAACAGCGCCGGAAAATCTTGCGAACGCTTGAAAAAATCTTCTGAACGCTTGAAAAAATCTTCTGAACGCTTGAAAAAATCTTCTGAACGCATGAGCGCCGGCTTTAAAATCAACATGAGAAAAAATGAGAATGAAATCATGCTATTATGGAATTGAAAAATGCTTTAAGTTTTTCAAATATCTATCTCTTTTCTTTCAAGATATACGTTGCAATCAGGGGACGGCCGCCAGGGCGGCGACAAGGCGCTTTTAAGGCGGCGCGATCCCTTGAGGCCGAACAATCGCGGGAAAAGGGAAAAGCCCTTTAAAGGGCGGAATACGGCTGATACGTACTACTATAAACCTCCTCATATAAGTAATAAGGCAACATTTTGCAAGAGGCCCTCACACGAGGGCTTTTTGTATTGCCGGAAATAAAGGCGGTGAAAATATGGGAAAGCTGAACGACAGACAGGAAAAATTCTGCATAGAGTATATAAAGAACGGCGGAAACGCAACGACAGCGTATAAAGCGGCGGGATATATGAATACGGCCGCGGCACACGTTAACGCCGGCGCTTTAATGCAAAAACCGGAAATAAAGGCGCGGATTGCTGAACTGCTGGGACAGCAAAGGGCCGACGACATAGCGGACGCCAACGAGATATTAAGATATTTGACCTCTGTAATGCGCGGAAATCACAAGACCGGACAGCTTGTAGTTGTAGGCACGGGACAGGGATATTCCGCGGCGGAAATCTTTGAAAAGGATCCCGACGAAAAGGAACGCATAGAGGCGGCCAAGACTTTGGCAAAAATCCACGGATTATTTACCACAAAAATAGACCTTAACGGCGATATGCTTGTCCAGATAGTAGACGATATACCAGAGGACGGCGATGGCGAATGAAACGGCTTACAGACCTCATAGCGCCGTCATTTTACGGACTGCATAAGGACGTTAAGGACGAACGGCACACATACTATATGCTGAACGGTGGACGAGGATCCGGCAAATCAACATTTGTAAGCGTAGAAATAATCCTGGGCATAATCAAGGACAAGACGGCAAACGCGGTAGTATTGCGCAAGGTAGGCGTAAACATAAAGGACAGCGTTTATTCGCAGTTACAGTGGGCGATAGAGGCTTTAGGCGTAAGTCACTTATGGAAGGAAAAGCTGAGCCCTCTGGAGCTGGTATATATACCGACGGGACAGAGGATAATCTTCAGAGGCGCCGACGACCCGAAAAAGATAAAGTCAACAAAGTTTACCAAGGGTTACTGCAAGTATGTATGGTATGAGGAATGCGACGAGTTCGCCGGCATGGAAGAAATACGTACTATCAATCAGTCTCTTTTAAGAGGCGGGGAAAAGTTCTTTGTGTTCTACTCGTACAATCCGCCAAAATCAGTGCAAAACTGGATAAACGCCGAAAGCATGAGGGACGAGCCTTCGAGGATAGTGCACCACAGCACATATTTAACGGTTCCGGTTCAATGGCTGGGCGAACAGTTCATATTAGACGCCGAGGCATTACGGGAAAGCAAGCCGGAAAGCTATGCCCACGAATATTTAGGGGAAGTAACAGGCACAGGCGGCGAAGTCTTCTCGAACGTAAAGACAAGGACGATTTCTGCGAAAGAAATAGCGGAGTTCGACAATATCGCAAGAGGCCTGGACTGGGGCTTTGCAAGCGATCCGCTGCATTACACAGTCAATCACTACGACAAGACGAGGCGTATTCTTTATATATTCTACGAGATACACGCCACAAGAATGAGCAATACAACCGTTGCGGAGCTCATAAAGAAAGAGAATCCGGACAATGACCTTGTTGTCTGCGACAGCGCGGAGCCGAAAAGCATATCTGAGCTGAACAGTTACGGAATACGCTGCACAGGCGCCAAGAAAGGACCGGACAGCAGGGACTACGGAATAAAGTGGTTACAGGATCTCAACGAAATAGTTATCGACCCCGTGAGATGCCCTAACACGGCGCGGGAGTTTTTGCATTACGAATTGAAAAAGGACAAGGAAGGGAATTTTATACCAAGATTCCCCGATGTAAATGATCACAGTATAGACGCGGTAAGGTATTCCAGGGTATTCAATATTACGAAGCCCAAAGAAAAGCCGAAGCCCGTCTTTAATTTTGAGACAGAGAAACCGAAAGTGAACGTACTTATCGGAGGTGAAGACGTTGTTATCTGAGTATATAAGGCTGGGTATTATTTGCGCGGCTATGATAGTTTGTTTCGCAGTTGGCGGCATAGTCCACGAAGCGGGCTATCTGCTTGCGAAAAAGGAAGAAAAGGGCGGGACGGAAAAGCCTGTATTGTTCCGAGCTCGGAACGATATACCGGAAGTCAATGTTAATGAGAATCCCTATTATGATGATGTACTTGCGAATATAGACGCATACGACGGGACATCGCAGGGACAGAAGGAAGTGAGACGTGAATGAAGCCGAGTATAAGAGAAGAAAAATACAGAAACAGACAGAATCAGGACTCCCAGACGGAAACGGAACAGCTTGAAGCATGGGAGATCTGGAAGAAGTACGAGCTGGGAAAGGAATACCAGCACAAAATCGACTTGCAGGACAGGACGGACACTTTTTTCCGGTTCTACAATGGGGATCAATGGCACGGCGTGAACGCAGGGGACGAGGATCTTCCTATTGCGAACTTTATTAAGCCCATTGTGAAATACAAAGTCTCAACGGTATGCCAGGACGGCAGGCAGGCTTTTTATAATCCCCTGGAATACGACAGGAACGGGGTAAACACGGAGGCCTGCGAAAAGCTGAACTCTTATTTCGCCAAGAAATGGGAGAAGGGCAAGCTGGACCAGGTTTCATGGGCGGTCAACAAGGACGCGGCTATCTGCGGAGCGGGATATGTATTTTTCGGAGAAGGATCCGACACGGAAGCAGGCCAGATTATAGACAACATTAATATCATGTTCGCAGACGAGAAGTCGGAGGACATTCAGTCGCAGAAATACATAATCATCAGAGAAAGAAAGTTCATCAAGGACGTTAAAGCGGAAGCCCTTGAAAACGGAGTGCCGGAAGATGATCTCGACATGATAGTTTCCGACGAGGAATATCAGGAACAGTTAGGCGAGAAGCAGGAGCAGAATTACGCGCCGAAAGACGGCAAGTGCATAAGCCTGCTTTTCATGTACAAAGACAAAGAAGGATTCGTGCACGTGCTGAAGGCGGTTCGGAATCTTATATACAGGCCGGACACGGTAATCCGTGCAAGAGGTCCCGAAGGCGAGTATTACGGCGGGCTGACGAGATACCCCGTTGTAAATCTTATCTGGGAGAGCGTTAAGAACAGTTCGCGGGGCTGTGGAGAAGTGGAATACATGATACCCAACCAGCTCACCGTAAACAAGACCCTTGCGAGAAGGGCGATCGCTATAAAAAATACGGCGTTCCCGAAAATAGCCTACAACGCGTCGGCTATCCAGGAACCGAGGGACATCCTGAAAGCAGGCGCGAAGATAGGGTTCACAGACGGAATGGGACAGGGTATAAATTCCATTATCGGATATCTTATGCCGGCTCACACAAGCCCCGACGCAAAGAATCTTACTGACGAGATAATCGGACAGACGAGAGAGCTTGCGGGCGCAGGTGACGCGGCGACAGGTACGATCGACCCCACAAAGGCCAGCGGCGCGGCTATTATAGCCGTCAGGGACCAGAGCGCCCTTCCCCTGAATGAGCAGGTAGCGAGATATTCACAGTTCGTTGAGGACCTTGCCTATTTGTGGTTTGACATGTGGCGGGCCTATAACCCCAACGGCCTGACGGTAGTTATAGACGATCCGGAGACGGGAGAGGAAGTTGAGGAGTTTATTCCTCCTGAAGTGCTGAATAATCTGGATGTTAATGTCAGAGTGGACGTTTCGAAGAGAAGCGCTTACGACAGGTACGCCCAGGAACAGAGCTTACAGAACCTTTTCCAGATGCAGGCGATCACTTTTGACGAATACGTCGAAGCTCTTGAGAGTGATTCCGTAATGCCTAAAGGAAAGCTGGAAAGGATCATTGAGAGACGTGGACAGATGCAGCAGATGCAGGCGCAGATAGAACAGCTTTCACAGCAGAATCAGCAGATGCAGATGATACTTGAGCAGATAGCCGGACAGGGAGCCGGACCGGAACAGGGTATGCCCATGCAGGGAATGCCTGTACAATAGAATATGCCGATTAATCAAATGCCTATGTAGGCATTTTTTTAATAATTTGCAAGTGACATTTATGGCATTTGCAAAAATGTGAGAAAGCCCGAAAGGGCTGTTTTTTATGCCCGAACAAGGGCGGAAAGGAGTTTTACAGATTTATGGACTATGAAGATTACACATTAGGCGCAGAAGGACAGGAGCCCGCCGACCCTGTAACGGATGAACCCGTTGATGTAGAAGAAGAAGGCGCAGAAGTACAGGAGGTCGCCGAACCTGTGAACAGTCCGGAACCCGACACGACGGGAGAACAAAGAAGAAATCAGGATGCGGCCTTTGCGGAAATGCGCAGAAGGTATGAAGAAGCCGAAAGGCGGTCACAGCAGATACAGGCGCAGTTACAGCGCACAACAGGCGTACTTCGTGAAATGGGATTCAGAGGCGATACCGACGATTACGTTATCGATTCGGCACTTGCCCACATGCAGGGAAGATCCGTCGAGGATGTAAGAGCCGAGAGGCTTTCCGCACAGCAGGCGCAGTTCCAGAAGGATGCACTTGTAAACGAGATACAGGAGCTTCGAGGCAGGGAAGCGGCGCGGATGGAGGAATACGACATAAGCGTTTTTTCCAAGCTGGACCCCGACATTAAGTCAATGGCCGATATCGGGGCGAAATACCCCGAATATTTTACGGCGCTGCAGAGATACGCAGGCACCCAGGAATTTCTTAAACCCGAGCTTCGGGAAACTCTTTTCAGGGCGGCTATGGAAACAAGGCAGTCGAAAGAAGCCACCGTACCGCCCAAGATCGGGAAAGTCAATGCTAAGACGGAGACGGAGAGAGATTACTTCACCAACAAAGAGCTGGACAATCTGACCGGAAAAGAGCTTGACGATCCCGTATTACTGGAAAAGGCCATAAAGAGCCTTACGAAATTGAAAGCAAAATAAAAGGAGTTGACAATACATGAGCTATGCAAACTTTAAGCCAATTATTTGGTCTAAAAAGATCGAACACGAATTAAAAAAATTCACAGTATTCAAAGAAGACTGCGATTTCCGTTTTGAGGGAGACGCAGGCAGAGGAAAAACAGTCAAAATCTTAGGCGTTGGCAAACCCACAATCGGTACATACACAGGATCTTCAATCGGAACACCCGAGACAGTTCCCGATTCTTCAGTATATCTTAAAATCGACCAGGCTAAATACTTTAATTTCCAGGTTGACGACGTAGACAAAGCACAGGCTATCGACGGACTTATGCCCGCATACATGGAAGAAGCAACAAGAGGACTTGCGGAGGTTGAGGACAGCTTTATCGCTCAGCAGTTAGGACAGAACGCAGGATCCGCGTCCGCTTCCACATCCATCACAACAGCAGATGGCATGAAAACAGCTATCGACAACGCATTCGTATATCTCTGGAACAACGGTGTTTCCAACAAGGATAAAGTCACAATTTACCTTACACCCTGGGCTTACAATCTTTTCAAAGACAAACTGGTTGCACTCAAGACCGACAACGACGATCTTATCGCAAAGGGCGTTGTAGGACTTTACAATTCCGCTAAAGTTAAAATGACAAATAACATTTACAACGACGGCACAGACGATTACATAATCGTTAAGACATCAAAGGCTTACGCTTTCTGCAATGGTATCAACGAGACAGAGGCTTACAGACCCGAGACATTATTCTCTGACGCCGTAAAAGGTTTAGACACCTACGGCGGCAAAATGGTGCGCCCTAAAGAGTGCTACTGCATTAAGGCGCATAATTCTTAATTTATCGGAGGTGAATACACATGGCACAGGTATCAATCACAAACGCAACACTTGCATATAACGCAGCGACAGCAGTTCCCACAGCGACAGCCTGCACAAGCGCAACAGACGGCGCGGCAATCGACTATACAGGAAAAGAGGACGGCAGAATCCTTCTTATCCTCAACAACAAAGCGGCGTCAGGCTCTATCAACGCGAAGATCCTCAAAGGCAACGGCCTTCAGGGTACAGCAGACCTTACAATCGCGATTACTGCGGCAACACCCAAAGCAATCGTAGTAGAATCTGGAAAGTTCGTAAACGTAAGCGGCACCAACAAAGGCAAACTTATTGTCAACGGTTCCACGGACTTAACGGTTATTGCAATCGAGCTTCCTTAATAGCGAGAAAATGACGGGGACTTCTTGACGGGTCCCCGTTTTTTTTGGAGGTGACGACAAAATGACGGATCTCGACAATCAGAGGATAGCGCAGTACCAGCAGGCTTATAACGCCGCCAAAGCGGCAGGCGACAAGGCGGCTATGGAAGCGGCGCACCAGGGCGCGGAGGCCGTGAGAGCGTCCTACGGATATTCCGGAGGCGCGGACGGCAGCCAGAAGATCGCTTTATCCTCGGCAGGAAACAATAACAACAGCGGAGTAAACAATAATCTTTACGCGGGATATTTGAACACAGTCAAAGAACAGCAGGAGCAGGCACAGCAGAGATACGCACAGATGCTGGATTATTCGCAGAACGCTTATAATCAGATGCTTAAAAACGCCGTAGCGGCAAACAACGCGGCGGCGACACAGCAGATCGCAAGGCTGAACAGTCAGAAAACCGACGCCCAGCAGGTATACGACAACAACGCGAGACAGGCGTATATCACATATATGCAGGGACAGCAGAAACTTCCCCAGATGCTTGCGGCAAGCGGACTGACCGGCGGAGCGACGGAGACGGCGAATCTCGGACTTATAACGAATTACAACACCAACCTCGGGAACATCAATAACGAGAGAGCAAATGCTTTACGCAGCATTGACGATAATATAAATTCCGCTATCTATCAGGCGGAAATGGACAACGCAAACGCGGCATATTCTAACGCCGGAAGCGCCCTCAATTCCTATCTGGGAATAATGGGGAACGCCATGGACACGGATTACAACTATAATTCCCTGTACGGCAACGCATACAGCAACTATATCAATCAGGATAACTACTTGAGAGAGTATCAGGATCAGCTTGCGAACCAGGCTTATGAGCGGAGCATAGCGGCTCAGAACACGGCCTATGAGCAGGCTCTTACAAGGCTGAAACTGGGCGTTGCGCAGGAGAGCGACCTTGCGGCCCTGGGAATGACGGCCAACGACTATAACACATATCTCCTCGAGAATTTCGGCAGGGATATTGACGGTAACTACGTTGTCCCATTAACGGGCGGTAGTTCCGGCGGCGGCGGAAGCTCGGGAGGATCTTCGGGCAGAAGAAGTTCCGGAAGGAGCTATTCAGGCAGTTCGGGAAGCTCAGGAAGCGGAAATATCGGGGATTATGAGATGTATTCTCCCGAATGGTATGACGCGGTAGCACGTGCGGCCAATGCGGCCGGAACAACGACAGAAGGATATATCAGGAGCAATTACAAAGGAAATCTGGGTCTGAGCAACATGGATAACATGAATTATGCGATCAAGGGAGCCGCGGAGCGTGAGACCGAAGCAAGGACGACAAAAGCGCAGCAACAGGCGGCTAAAAAAGCGGCCGGCACCGGAAGCACCGGAAGCACAAACGGAAATCCCATTGAGAAAGTAATAGATTCTCTTTACGAACACGGACAGCTCAACGCTACACAGGCAAGCAATTTATATGACAAACTTGTGAGATAAGGAGGCGGTAATATGCCTTTAGTAAATCTTATGCCGTCGGGCAAAAAGAAGAATAATAAAGACAAAGACGAAGTGAACAAAACGGCTTCGGTAATAACCGACCCCTATTATGCACATAAAGCGCAGGTGCAGGGAAAGACGGTAACGGCAGACCCTTATTATGCGCACAAGGAACAGGCAAAGGAAACGGCACAGGTACAGTCCGCGCAGACGAATACTGCCGACAGGAAAGCGAAAACGGCGGCGGTAATAGACGCAGTGACGCAGGGCGTAAAAAGCGGAGCTTCCAAAGCAAAGCTCAGCGGAGAAACAAAGAAAGCCGACAAGACCCAGACGAAACGGAGCACGGCCTTTGAAGGCAGTTCGGGCAAAAGGTCATACCAGTATTACCAGAACGCCATAGCCGATGCAAAGACGGCGGAGGACAAAGAGAAAACGAAAGCCCTGAAAAACGAATACACACAGTTTAAGACAGACCGGTATTACAGCAAACAGAACGCTCTTAAAAACGCCCTGGCAAAACAGGCGGGAGCGGATCCGGAGAAGTCGGCTTTTGTGGATAAAGGGCAGAGAATATACGACGCTATGACGGCGGGAAAAAACAAGCCCCGATTCGGCATAAACATAAACACTTCCGGCAATAATCCCATGGACGACGCATTCAATACGCGGTTCAAGCTGGGAAACTTCACAGAGGACGAGAAAAACACTTATTTATATCTCCTCGGTAAAAACGGATGGGAATCCGCGGACGCTTACGAAAAACTTCTGGAACGCGACATAAACGCGCGGAAAGCGGAAAAAGAGACTGAGTTTTTCAGAAACTATGCCCACGAAAACAAAATAGCAGGAGTAGGGCTGAACGCGACGGCAAGCCTTTTGGGGACATCCGGACTTGCGGACACGGTGATCCGCGGAGTACAAAACGCAAGGCGGCCCGATGAGGAATATGTTCCGGCGGACAACAACAGAGCGGCTTTCCTTCCCACACGAATACAGGAGGCGGCGACAGAGGGCATAACTCAGGACATACAGTCCGAAAAAGGCAAGTTTGCGGCGGAGATAGCGTTAAGCACGATTAATTTCCTTGCAAGCGCGGCTTTAGGCGGAGGCGCGGCGTCTCTTGCGGTAATGGGCGGCAACGCCGGAGCAGGCGGAGCATACGAGGCAATAGAGAGAGGGGCTTCACCGGAGCAGGCGGCATGGATAGGCTGTATCAGTGCGGCGGCAGAGATAGCCCTTGAAAAGGTGCCTTTGGAGAGTTTTGGGAAGCTGGCATCAGGGGAAGGCAAAGAAACGCTGATAAAAGCTATCCGGAAAATGGCGGTGGAGGAAGGCTTAGAAGAAGTCGGCACCGAATACCTTAATCTTCTGGGAGACCGCGTCGTTATGGGCGACAAGTCCGAAATGAACCAGTTCATAAGGGATATGAAGGCAGAAGGCGCGACAGACGAAGAAGCGAAGAAAGCGGCTGTCTGGGAATTTGTTATCAAAGGTCCGGCGCTGGCGTTCGCAGGCGGCGCAATATCCGGCGCAGGAATCGGCGCGGCAGGCGCAGGGATCGGCAGGCTGATGAACACGAATGCCATGATAGACACCATAGCCGAAGCCGTAGCGGAAGAAAACGGAATAAGCAAAGAGGAAGCTTTGAATGTGGTTCAGGAAGCCATTGAAAGAGCAGAAACGGAAGAAACGGCGGAAGTTCAGCCGGAAGCTCGGACCTTGACGGATATTGACGAAGAAACGAGGGCACAGCTTATAGAAGCTGTGAAAGAGGACACGGGGATGTCCGACGAGGAAGCAAGAGCGGCAGTGGAAGAAGCGATCACGCAGTCGGGAGAAAATCTCACAGAAACGGGAGAACCTGAACCTGAAAGGCTCTGGGAGAGAGCGGCCAGAGAACAGGCAGAGTATGACGCGGAATGGGAAAGAACACATCCGCAGGAGACTGTTACTGAACCGAGCACTCAGGAGATACTTCAGAACGCCGAGGAATACGAACAGGCAAGACAGGCGAAGATAAGAGAAGACGCAGTAGCACGGCTGGCCGTAAACAAGTTCCGCGAGCAGTTTGGCGCGTACAGAGGCACCGAGCTTGACGCGGGCGTTGAGAGCTGGATAAATCAGGAGATAGAAAAAAACGGGATCCCCGAAGCCTTTGCACAGAAGCCGGAGGATTATGCGGATTATCTTGCGTGGAATCTTGCGGAGAAGGCAAAACAGAATTATCCACAGGCACAGGGAATGACCGTTGCGGGAAAAATGGAGAACGCACTCAGGGCGGCATTAACCGAGCTGAGCGGCAAAACATACACAGAAAACGAAGCCGGACGGCCGGCGCAGACAGAACCAAGGATAAACAGAAAACAGGTGCTTTCCGAGAACCCCGAAGGAGCAGAGGCCTTTATAAAAGAGAATTACAGCAAAGGCGCAAACGGGCTCTGGGGAAGCGAGGTATACAATGACAAAGCGGCTCTTGACGAGGACACGGCAATCGGCCAGAGGGCAGAAGGCGCAAAGAGAAACTTTCAGGAGAAAGAAGATGCGATCCGCAAAAGAGAAAAGAGAACGGGCAGGAGCACTTTTACAGAGGACGAATGGAACACTCTTAACGAGCTTTCAAAGGATATTCTGAAAGTCAGCGGAACAGCCGACGAGAACATAAGGGCTCAGGTAACGGAGAACGTAATAAGCCAGATATTAAGAGGCGACGCGGCGACTTTCCCCACAGGAGACAGCGTAACGGTGCCGAGGTGGGTCAACAACAATCTTATAGCGGAGCTTTTACCCTTTCTTGTCGAATACGACGCGGCAACGTCTCAGTACGCGGAGCGGTCCGGAGCTTTAAAGGCGGCGGCCGGAATACTGGCGGACAGGGCGGCGCCTGCGTTTGACAACGCAAGAGATCTGAAAACGCCCTTGTCTTATTACCTGCTTTCTCCTCAGAGGGTGTTTGACAGTATATTCCGTGATATGCCTGCTACGGCAAAGTGGTTCAACGAGAACTTTGCGGACCCCATAGGAAAGAACACGGCGAACGCGGACAGAATGAGGAACACCGTATTCCGCAGAGTGGGCGATCTGGGGATAGAAACGAACAAGAAACATCTTTATCATCTGGAATTTGCAAACAAGGATAATGTGGCCGTTATCGGGGATTTCAACGAGAGCGGAGTTCTGCAGATTTACGGAGAAGGGCTTATTAACGACGCAAAACTGGAGAGTCTTACGGACAAGCAGGGCAACGCTATTGACGCGGACAAGATACGCCATGCAAAGGACGTTATTTCCGCTGAATATAAAAGGCTCCTTGATTCCATTAATGCGGTCCTCGTGGAATACGGGTATACGCCGTCAATGGAGGTCAAGGACTATTTCCCTCATTTCAACGAAGAAGACACAAATATGTGGCAAAAACTCATGAGGGCGGCGGGATATGAGCCGAATGTGACACAGCTCCCGACCAACTTACAGGGCAAAACGGAAAAGAACAAACCAGGCAAACAGTATTTCGGGAACATCCTGAGAAGGACCGGAGACACGACCACTTATGACGCAATAGGCGGATTCCAGAAATATGTAAATGTGGCAAGCGATATTATATACCACACAGGCGACATTCAGAGATTCCGAGCTCTTCAGAGAGCCGTCGAGGACAGGTACGGCGAGAGCCAGTTAAACAGCGAGCTGAGGGATGTTCAGGATTCAAGAATACGCGGAAAAATGAATGTTCCGGAGTATTATGAGGCAAAGAACCAGATAGAGGAAGAAAGGGCAAAAAGCCTGTCTAAAATGTCTAATTTCGTTCAATGGACACAGGAGGAGGCAAACCTTCTTGCAGGCAAGCAGTCCTTTTTGGACAGAGCTATGGAACGCCTTTTCGGCAGGATGTCCCTGAGACACGCTGAAGAAGTTATGAGAAACTTTGCCAACAACACAGTAGGCTTTAACGTGAACACGGCGCCTACGAACCTTATCCCCCTGTTCCAGGACGACACGAACCCTAAATATAAGCTGAAAGCGATCAAAGAGATAGTGGAAAACGGGCTGAATGTCGACGAAATGATAGACAAGTCGGACTTCCTTACCAGAAGATACGGCACAAAGCCCCTTGTTATGACGAAGATGCAAAACATACGGCAGAAGGGCTTTTTCCTTATGGAGCTGGTAGATCGTTTTACGGCGAGAAGCCTTGTAAGAGCGCGGTATTACCAGAACCTTGACGCGGGAATGAGCGAGGATCAGGCGCTTGCCGAAGCGGACGATCACGTTGCAAGAGTTATGGTGGACAGGTCAAAGGGCATGATGCCGACGCTGTTTCAGGCGAAAAACCCGCTTATAAGGGCATTAACCATGTTTCAGGTAGAGCAAATGAACCAGTTCCAGTACGCTTTTATGGATATACCCAGACAGAACAGGGATAAGGCTGTCGGAGCGGTGGCAGCCGCAATATTCAGTATGTTTTTCGGCAGTTTCATTTACAATGAGTTAATGGAAAACGTGACACACAGGAGAGCGGCGGCAGACCCCATAGATATTGCCTGGCAGGCGATCAATGATTACAAGGGCAGAAAAAGATCAAACCTGCTCCAGGTAGCCCTTGCAGGCGAGGACCTTTACACACCGGAGGATATAACGCCGGAGGAAGCGAGGGA